GAAATGCGTATAGAAATTTTCTATATACTTGCTCATCGGTCATATTTGTACCAGCCTTCTGCAATTTCTTAACAGTATCATACCATTTTTTTCGATTTTGTTTAGCAATAATGGTATCTTCTGGACGTAATTTATCAACCTGTTTTTTAATCCAGTTTACACTTTTTCGTTTAGCCGCTATTGTTTTACTTGCACCAGGTGTTGCTTCATTTAATATATCTACAATTTTCATTGTCTATACTTTCGTACACTGCGACTAAACTTTTTATTGTCTTTTCCTCGAATACTATTAATCAGTTTTCTCTCTAAATCATCTGCAATAGCAGAATCAAAGTTTTCGTGTATCATGTTTATAACATTTATAGCACTGGTAATTGCATGGTTAGCACGACTTTCAATGACCGTTGCACGATCCTGCTGAGGAACCATGTTGCTAATTTCTTCAAGAATACTGCGAGTTTTCTTTTTCATAATTATATTTATTCAAAAATACCTATTAGAGAATTTATCTTATTAGCCGCTCTTTAGTCCTGCTAACATATTTTTTAACTTAGTACTTTGTACATCTGCCTTAATCTTAGGCATTTCGTCAACTGATTGAGAGTTATTAGTTACAGTGGTTTTCTTTTTTAGTGTATCGTATACTGTACTACTTGGCGGTGGACTATAATCATCTTCGTCCCCAGCATCAACAATACGCAAACTATCAACATCAAACGCTAATTCTACCTTTTGTCCAACGCCACTACTACTACGTGTTTTCATTAGCTGTAGTTGATAACGTCCAGTTTCTCTCATGCTACGAGTAGTAAAGATACCAAACACATTATCTGCAGTATTAATTTTACTGATGCCTCCGGAGATATGGCTGTGGTCGAACTCAACTTCTTCTACTGCTCCTCTATTCAACTGACTAGCAGTAACTACAATCATATCAAACTCTTTTGCTAAGTTACGCAATTCCTCACTTACATATTTGTCTTTAACAAACATATCGCTTGGACTAACTTTAGCACTCACTGGCATAAGCAAGTCTAAATAGTCAACGCAAACATAATCACATTTGAGTCCAGTTTGAATTTGTAGTTCCTTAAGATAACTGCGAATATCGTTTACATTGCTTTGTGCCGGCATATACTTGATACGCAACTTACCAGACTTTTTACCCATCATCTTGACTTTCATTTCAACACCGTCAAGGTCTTTAAAAATGTCTCTACTAGCAATGCCAGTGGTCATACTGTCAATTCGCATACTACACAAATTTTCGCTAAGTTCTAATGTAATGAATACGCCGTTTTTCCCTTCTTGCATCCAGTTAACAGCTAAATTTTGCATAAACAAACTCTTGCCCGAGCCAGAGCCACCTGCAAAGATTTCTAACTCTCCTCTGTTAAACCCACCAAAAAGCTTACGGTCTAGCGAAGGCCAGCCAGTAGTCATTTGACCATTATTGTCTTTAAGTGCACTTAATCGAGCACGTGGATCTTCAAAATAATCGATCCCTAAGTCTCGTGTTAAACTAATTTGTACTGCATCTTTAACCAACTTTTCAATTGGATCGTACTCGCCTTTTTCAATTAAATCAGCACTTTCCAATATCACACGCTTGAGTGTTTCGTGACGTGTAAAACTTTCAAACTCGTCAAGGAACCAATCATTCATTGTATCATCGAATCCATCTACTTTTTCTAGTGATGTGCCAGTTTCGGCTTTTACTTGTGCCGATGTTGGAAGATCGCTATACTTGTTGCTATATTCGATAATAAAATCAGCAACACTTCTTAGACTACGATCAAAGTTAATACTGCTAAAAATGTTTTGTACTCGTACATAACATTGAGCGTCACTAATCATAATTTCTAAAAATAGCTTTTGTAGATCTATACTGTAATCTTTAGTTGCCATGTTGTTCCTTGTTTTATTATATATTAACCGAAAACGGTCCTACTACGCAATTTAATTTTTAAATCATTATCTTCTACATCGGCTAAAATACTTCGCAATGTATATAACTTACCATAACGACGATGTGCGTCTGCGCAATCTTTGACATCTTTTTCCCACAATGGAAAACTTACACTCCAACCATAATCAATTGCTTGTTCTAATAAACGCTTTCCGCTGCGATCTTGGTCAGGCACAACTATAACTTGTTTTCCGAGACTTTCAATAATTTCTGCTTTGTTTTCACTAACTTCATTTGTTAGTACTGCTACGCCATCAACTGCTACAGCATCCAATGGTCCTTCGGTTACTATTACAAATTTTCTTTCGGCTGTTTGTGCATCTACATTAAACACATAATCACTATCAACTTGATTAAAATATTTTAATTTACTATTATCATTAATACTTCGTGCAGTATACCCAATTGTTGTGCCTTGCCATGTATATGGTACTATTACTCGACGATTCATTCCATGCTTAGAATCTGGGCTCCAATGCCAATTATAATCGTTAAGTGAAAATCCACGATCTTGTATAAATTCAACTACTGCATTGAGATCTGAATCTAACTTGTGTGCTCCTGCGTCAACTAACTCTAATACATTTCCAGAATCTGGTAAGTCTACTGGTTTAAAAGATTTGCTTTTCTTCTTAAATTCTTGTTGTACAATATCCTTGTCAACATTGCGCATTGCTTCAAACACCAATAGTTGTATTTGATCCGACGGCATACCCAACCAGTTAAGCAAATTCCTGACACGAAATCCGAGATGCCCCCCTGGTTGCCATCCTGTTTTATAGTTACAGTTAAAGCAATGATAACTAAACCCGCCTTCGGGTGTAGGCAATAACCCACCACGATTACGTTTATCTGGTGTTTCGCCACGATGGGTACAACAGGGCGCATTAAAGCTAATCCACCCTTTACTAGCCTGCTTTTTGCGAGCAGGTAATACATCAATTATTGCCTGTTGTATCAAGTTCATGTTAGTAGTATATACTAGATTTGCCTAAAGAGCAATTAGTATTTGTATAAGATTTTGTCTACGCTGCCGGCTGTTAACTCGATCTTAAATCGTATTACTTTGAACATACCCGTGAAGTTTGTGTATCCTACACCTGTTTCCGTTGTATACGTACTGCTAGTTATATCAATCCACTCGCCGCTACCAACACCCGTTGAATCTTCTAACGAGCCTTGCACAGTTATTGTTCCACTAAACCCATTTAGGTAATATGCAGCGGTATTAATACCATTGTTGCCTGGCGTTACTACTACAACACTTGAGTATGCTGTGCCGTCGCTGTATGCGCCTAAGGTAGGCTGTACTGCTGGAGTTGGTATTGGATAAGCATCATTTTGTATTTCAATTACACCGCTTGCACTGTAGTTATCATCAACATAAATTGGATATTGCACACCACTACTGTTTAGCATTTTAATACCATAATGATATTGGTTCATTGCAAAGTCCTGAAGGTCTTCTTCGGTAATAGTAACACTTAACATACCTTTAGTTGCGTTTTCAATTGTTAGAGATCTATTTAGAATTTCTTTGTTTGTTTTGCTATCTACAATGCTTAATGTAAATTGGCTATCGGTAATATCAACATCTTTTTGGTTGTTATTGCGAATTTTAAACTTTACAGGATTATCAACCCCTTTGTGCAACTTTACTGATTTTGAGTAATACATACGATTCCACCTATTGTCGGGGCTACTAGTTCCTAAAACTACCGGGTGAATTTGGTTGTATAAATATCCTATAGTAGTAAACATAAACTGCCCTTAATTAATAAAGATATTTATCGCAATGGACAACAATAAAATAAAACAATTGCTGGAAAAATACCCATTCCTTGCAATCGTGCGTTATTCAGATTCTGAATTTGTGTGTGTTATACAAAACCAGGATAGTGACATAACAACTATATACGACTTTGGGGAATTAAAATCAGCGTTTGATCAAAAAAACTTTTTACAATATGCCGAGCAATGGTGGTGGGAAAGTAACCGAATGATTCCAATTAACATCTTTTTAAAAAATGATTGGAGACAATTTTCATACAGTGCAAAAACACTGATAACTAAAGAAGTTGAAATAGTTGTTGGGCATTGTGTTAGACTCGATGAACTTTCTACTAAGCGTACCAAACGAAAAAGCATACAGCTTTGCAAAAAAATGAACTAGAATCAAACTCCCAACTGTAAGTTTATATCTAGTGCTACTAAGTGGGCATACGAAACAGCATGGCTATGTTTATAATAATAGCTATTATCACTGGGTTTTTGCCACACGGTTTCTGCTACAGTTGCCCAAGGCAATCCTATTAGATGTCGTTTAGCAGGACGAATAATACT